CACGAATACGGAGCTCAAGCAGATCACTGACGGCTTTTTGGCCGCTCTGACTGCTACCTCAGGTGCAAAGATCACTCAACTCCTCGGAGGAGAGAACTAGAGAGAAGGATTCTATACCTCGCGAGAGGATAGTTTCTTCCGACTAGGATCTAGCACGGACTGATCCATTTGGGTCTGTAACACGTGGCTATGGAAGCTCGAACTCTATATAAGGAGCCGGCTTGAAAAGCCTTATGTTACTCTGGCAGGAAGTGGCTAATGAACTGGCCACTTGGTGTTGCACTAGCACCAGTCTGGATTATAAAACGGTCCAGACTCGAGTCGAACACGAAGGTGTTTCGTTTCTAACGATCACCCTACCGAACTTCTGCACGGACTTCCAAAAAGGTCTGGCTGAAGGATGCGTAGATCACGACCTGTTTAAAGGTTTTACCTTCACAGGTGGTCTCCCCCGATTTCTTGGAGGTTTCCTTGATCTTGTGTTCGATCGTGGTACTGGTCTTCTTTTGGACCAGCCCAACGTTGATGCAGTCTACGCCGTACGTCAGCTTACGCTTATGTTCGGCAAGATTCTCTTGCCTTGCAGTGATGCAAGAAAGGATGCAGCAATTGAGGGCTATTTCCAATGTGAGCAGTCCGTTAAAGAGGCGGACGCTAGGAGGCGACCTCAGGAAACTGAGGACTTCCATCGCGTCTCGCGCCTACTTTGGGCTGACCTATTTTCTGCCGTGGATAACTCCATTGCGAATTATGAGGTCGTCCCAAAGCACGGTCCCGGTTCAACCGCTGATAGACTTTCGGGTAACCAAAAGTTCAATCAAACGGAATGGACTGAGCGGCTCGAAGGAGTGTTTCCCGCGGGTGATTTTCTACTCCCGAATTGGCGACACTTCTCTAACCTTGACCGTATTAACTGGCTCGAACCCGGACAAGAAAGACCCGTTAGGGTAGTCCTTGTTCCTAAAACACTCAAAACACCTCGAATTATTGCCATTGAACCGACCGCCATGCAATACGCACAGCAGGGGATATTGGAGTCGTTCGAGAAAGCTATGCTGGCAAATGACAATGCTCAGCACTTTATCCAATGGAAGAGCAACGTTCCCAACCAGGAATTAGCTCGACTTGGCTCCCTTTACGGGGAGTTAGCCACGCTCGACCTGAGTGAGGCATCGGACCGTGTTTCGAATCAGCTCGTACGAGTGATGTTGCAGAATCATCC